TGAACCATCGGATTTTACACCAATTTTCGTTTATGCTAATAATGGACCCAAAATAATGTATTATCAGTCGTCCGACAATACTTTACTAACGACAGAATCGGGTGGGGACGATATTGTATTATCAAACGACATGCCACTTTTACCAGCAGGTGATGCGATGGCAAGTCATGCAATTTTTATTAAACAAAATGACGATAAAACAAGTAAGTTTGATTTATTAGAAACTCAGATAAAACAAAATATAATTACAGCTGATAATCAACACACAGCGTTACAATTTATCTATATATTTTTAATAGTAATAAGTATATTGTCATTGATGTTTAATTTTGATAAAATAAAAATATCACATATTGTATTTCTTTTATTTTTTATATGTTATGGTGTATTTTATAAATATATTTCGACATTACTAGTTATGCAATTCAAAGATGCTATTGGTTCTATTAAAAATAGCGATTCTGTAAACCAATTGATAATATTTATTAAACTAATTTGTATTGCTACTTCTATATTTGTAGTTCCATTATTAACATTAATATTTTTTAATACGCCTTATGACGCTCCTTTATCAGATGTTACTGATTACACGAAAACTGTTGTTGGGGATGTTGTTGATTATGGTAGTGAATTTGTAGAAAATTCACAGAATGTAATAAATGAGGGTGTTTCTACTCTATCTGATGGTGTAGGGGATATACAAAACAACATTAAAAATTCTGCTGATGGGGTCTCTCAAGCAGTCGGTGACATTGGTGAAAAGGTTTCTGGAACAGTTGGTGATATAGGTGAAACCGTTACTAATTCCGCGAGTAATTTACAAAATCGTTTCAGTGCCATGACTCAACAGGGTTCACCCACTCCACCACCTTCTACAACACCAAATTAAACATCCTAATCATAATTTTTTAGAAAGTATCATCGCTTTCATCCGATTTAATGCTAATACCAATCCACCCTTGTTTCCGTTTTTCGCCATCTAGTATTCGTTGGGGTTTTCCGAATTTTTTATTCATATAGTCCTTTAATTCTTGACCGCGAGGGACTTTTCCACCGTATAATGATATATACCAATCTTTGAAATCTTCTTGTAATTCACTCCAAATAACAAATTTGGTTTCGTCCGATTTTTCGATACGTTCTTTCACATACCCATCCAAATAATCTTGCGAATTCCTGTATTCCCCGCTCTTCGCCAAAACTGTTTCACAATCATCGACCGTACCTTGAGTTATTTTCACGCGTTCGATTAACATTGACATAAATACTTCCTTCCATTGAGGAAATTTTGCGTCTAATTTTTTGTCTACTTCAAATTGATAAGGTTCTTCAGGATCGTCATCAATATTCTCTTTTTCTTTGAATTTTGCTAGAAATTCGCAAACGCGAATTCTGCGCCATGTTCCATCATCGTTACTCGGAACATCCAATAGTGTATTTAGACATACGACTAGTTTAAATTGAGGTGTAAACGTGATACTGTCCTTGTACAAACCTCTACAAGTAAGTGGATCGCCACCAGTGTATTCTTTTAGCGGACCTTCAATGATTTTATCACCCTTTGAAGGCTCTTGCATCACGGCATACCGAACACCCTGTAATTGAACTAATTCTGGGCTCACTTGACCAGTCTTGGCTCTCCCACCTGTAACCGCAGTTACCGGTAGCGTCCCCTTATAATCACCTAAACACTGGGTCATTAATTCGACCAATTTTGATTTACCGTTACGACCTGACCCAATGTACATATTGAAAGTCTGATTAACGTTTGTACCGTGTAGGGTAGATGCTAAATGATCCCACATGTACTTTCTTAATTCGTCTACCGGAAATAATTTTCCCATAAAATCATTGATTTCATCTACAATTGCTTGATCACATTTCTCAATCGGTATGTAATTTATCTTCGTACATAATGTAAGATAGTCGTTGCAACGACCATCTCTGAACACGTTTTCGTGAAAATCAAATACTCCGTTATTGAAACATAAGAGCAGGGGATTTTTGTTAAGATTGTCTTCGAATTTTGGGTCGAAAAATATCTCTTGTACTTCACGCATAATGTTGTTTTTTGGTTGTGTGTTTCTTAGTTTGTTGCATATAGTAGCGCAATTTTTGAGTCGTGTTTGATTCTTCTTCGTTATTAGTTCATCGTCTTCGTTTACACCGAATTGGGTCGATAAATCCTTTAAATGTTGAAAATAAAGGTTATATACTTCTTCGGATAATCGCATTCTCAATGTACTACCTGCTTCAATTTCACACCATTTATGTCCTTTGAATTCAAACCAAACATTTTTCTTGATACTAACACAACAATACTTGTCTTTGTACAAATTTTGAACGACCTTGGCTATATCATGGTCATTCACCTCTTTGCTAGGATCTATGCTTTGTTCGATTTCCTTTGAAATCGATAACCGTTTCACTTTTTCGATGTCTTCTTCGGACGCGTCGGTTTGTGCCCAATACCTAATCGATTTCCAAGTTACACTGTGTGGTACCAACGTTCCCCATCTCATTTTTAAATCTTCGATGTCGTCAAAACTAAAATTGGCAGCCTTGCTACTTAGTTTTACCCATGTTAAAAACAACCTAGGGTCGGTTGCCTTCAATGCCATGGCGACCTTAATCCATTTGTCGTATGAACCGCTCTCATAATACGATGCTGGTAAAATGAGTGTGTACATGTGGCATTCATTGATATGGAATTGGTGGGTTTCAAGTGAATCAATCATATCCGCAATTTTCATATCTAATTCATCCTCGCTTCTAATTTGCGAGATGTCTTCAATATTGATTTGCTTTACAGTCAAGTTAAGTTTACGTTTAGGTTTGGTTTTGTGTGATTCGATCAATTTGTTTGTCAACTGTGTGTTTTCTAGCTTCGGATGTCCTTTGTATTGGACCGATAGTTTCTGAAACAATTCAAATGGCATATCCTGGTTGCTAGGAACGGATAGGGGCTCAGAATCGAATTCGTCAGCGTCTTTATCATAATAGACCTCTACCATCTGCTTCAGCTTGTATGCTTTATATCCAGGCTTGAAGGACCCATATAATTGCCACGGAGTAGACTTGTTTGCGATACCTTCGTCATAGACCTTGTCCCAAGTGTTCATCAACGGCAAATCGGAATGTTTTTGAATGCTTTCTAAAAATCCATTTCGGATATAAGTACATATCTCTTTGTTGACATTCACGCCAATAATAATATGAATACCGTCTTTTGTCACACCGTCGTCTTTACATATATTTACAGTGTCCTTTTCAAATATATATATCGTGAATTTTTTATTGCAAATGGTTAGTTTTTTGAGTTCGTCCAACAATAACGCACAATAAACTCCAATATCGTCATCGGTATGTTGTCTAGAATCAATGTTATTCAAATCATATCTAAAATCAAAGTCAATACAAACCGGACCACAATCCTTTTGTTGGTATTCCGTCAAATACTCGGATTCCCCCTTTTTTATTACATGTTTGTAATATTCTTTGTGAAAGTTGAGCAAACCATCATCAAGTATAGTATAGGAACCACCAGTAACTTTGTGTTGTTCGCTTTTTATTCTTGTATGTGTGATTTCCGATTGATTTTTTCTGAATAATGATTGCAATAATTGTTTAAAAGTCATGTGTATCTGATAATATCTATACACACTATATTTTTAATTCAATTTTAACTATATATGTATATAAAATGTGGGAAATGTGTGAGCATAAATCCTGCTAATTTTATAATTTGAAATTATCATTTCAAATAATACTAATGTATGGAATTCTTAGGCTTTCTTTTTCATTTCGGTGACTAAATAATCATAGGATGTAACCCCTTTTTTACCGCATTTATAGGTGTATTTACACAGTTGTTTTTTTTTGTGGGGCTCACATTCATATGTGTACTTACATTTACCTAATTTAGGATTTTTTGGATTTTTTGATTTTTTTGTTGGACATTTGTAGGTGTGTGTGCATAATTCCATATTTTTCTTCTTTTTGTGGGATTTGCATTTGTAGGTGTATTCGCATTTAGCCTTTTCTTTTTTGCTTTTTTTTCTTGCCGCCAAAGGCTTTGTTACCCATTGCTTCACGGCTGCTGCTTCTACAGTACAACTTGGTTTATCAAATTCATCTATTACTAATTTAGGGGTAATAACCTCATAGGGGTAGACCCTAGGAAAATAAGGATTACTTTCTATTTCATCGCTTTTACACGTATGAAGCAAATGGGCTAAATAAACTAACGGTGCGTTATCATACTCTTTTGTAATTCTTACATGGGGGCTTTCAAATGGTGGTTCTTTATCTGAGTGAACTCTTTTAAATAATGCTACATATAATTTATATAAGTGTTCTGTCATAAATGCTCCACTAATTTTGTGTTGTGGTGATAGTGGTTGAGGGATTTTTAGCGCATTACTTATACTCTTATAATCATTCTGGTCGAGATTATTTTCAATAATCCACGCATCTACTAAATCTTCTGTCAATTCCATAATTTCGGTAAGTTCTTTGCGTTCAGCATCTCTTACCTGAGCGTCGTTCCTGGTTTTAATCTTACTCATCCTTTCTAAAAATTTATCCAATGCGCGGCTCGCTATATCTATTAAATCTTTTTTGTATTTAGCAGTAAACTTTTCATCTTTAATTTTTTTCGGAGGCTTCTCACCAATATTAATTAAAATGTTTGCAGCCTCTTTTGTATCCTGTATTTCTTGTCTTTCTCTTTTTGCTGTTCTAACAGCCTCAGCCTTTTTTTGCGACCAATCTACGTGAGCTTTTTCTTCTGGGTCTTTTGATGGTGGAATATTCTTCCCAAACTCAAAACCTACAGTATCACCTGACATTTATACTATAAAACAATATAAAAATTTTTTACTAGTATATGGAGACATGACTACTTTGGCGAAATCAACGCGAACACGATTAATAAAAGACATAAAAGAGATGATGAATTATTCTGAAAACAATAAGAACATATTTTACAAACATAGCGAAGAAGATTTATTAACCGGATATGCCCTGATAATAGGTGACGAGGATTCTCCTTATAGATACGGAAATTATATGTTTAGATTTAAATTTCCGGAAGATTATCCTTTTTCACCACCTAAAGTAAAATATTTGACAAATGATGGTATTGTGCGGTATCATCCGAATTTGTATAAAAACGGTACTTGTTGTTTGTCGATTTTGAATACTTGGAAAGGCGACCAATGGACCGCATGTCAAACTATATTATCTGTGTTGCTATCGATTTCTTCTATTTTTCAGATAAACTCATTGACATTGGAACCGGGTGTAAGGATGTATCATCCGGATGTGGAGAAGTACAATCGAATAATAGAA